GAACCCGGGACCTACTGATTACAAGGAAGGTGCTTTAAATAGTAAATTCAAGTACTTACGGCAGTTCTTATTACGTAGTGCACCGCTGCGATGCCCTAAATCCCTATGTTGATTTGGTATTATTACGTGACCGCGCTGGCCAAGAGTGCACATATTGCCGAATTGGACGATCTCTTCAAATCTTGTCCCACACCCTACGCTGACTATCCGTGGCGTATCAAATTTTCGATTTTCGTCACAGTAGAGCCGATGGTCGAGACGTAGCTACGGGCGAGACGCTGAGTTGAACTGCGAAGAAGTGAGGGTCAATAGTGAGGCCCCCACTTTCAATCAACGATAATAGGCCATATAGTTTTTAACGCCAGGTCGATTGAAAACGCCACAATCATCAAAGTTAGTTAGTATGGGCCAGGAGCTATGGTTTCGGGCTACACAGAGCAGCTGTATCAGAGATGTAGGTATCATTGTGAGTGTTATGGAAATGTAATTGTCCGCTTCTTCGATAGGGGAGTAGTTTTTTATAAATTTAAAGACAGTGGAAAAGTTTTTGAGGGTGTCAAAAAGCGCGTCAGATGATACCTCTTCAAGTTTGTCAAGCAAGTTCTTCTTGTTGTGAGCTTTCATCAGCTTTTCGTAGATGTCTATATACCTCGTAAATGCTTGGTTGCCTGAGTAGGTTCCGCTCTGCAAAGCTATACTCGTATTTTTGTACTCACTCAGGCAGAGATTTAAAAGATTGAATAAGGATGATTCGAAACTCTGCTTGGCTGCTAAATCCGATTGCTGCTTTATAGTGTTACGTGCTTCATTTTCAGACTGTTTTGAGTCGATAGCTGCCTTGCGTTGGATGATAACTGTTTCTATGAGTAAGATTGTTGAGATAAAGGTCAGTAGGGGATTAATATTCCCCCCTATGAAATCACCTAATGGGCCAAGGTCTGATTTTGTAAACTCGCCAACTATATGGAAATATATCCAGTACATACCTCCGACTAGAAGCAATACACATGGTATTAGCCACCGTTTCACTGTACCAGCTCAGCTTTGTGTAGTATGAAAAATTTCGTCGCGCCGTTGTTGAGAGTGACTCGGTTTACCTCTGCCCTTAAGGCTACGAAATTACCTTGAGTAATTCCGTGCAGACTTCTAACAAGTATGCTTTTTTGTATCCTAGAGAATGGGTGTGATGGGACAAAGCTGAAAGAGTCTCCATTGTAGTCTTCAACTAATCTTCCTGTCCCAGTTCGTGCATTAAATCGACTAATGCCTATTATAAGAGTTTCGGTTTCAGGGTTTTTTATTTCCTCCTCAAGATAGCTGAGTGTGTTTCTGTTAAAGGTTGCTATCGGTGTTTGAGCAGCATAAAGTGTCGCGCTGTACCCTTGGTACTTAACGGGTAAATGTGCTTCAAAGATTGATGATGTTAGGCGATGCGTGATGTCCTCGCTAAAGTACATTTTTTCGAAGTTTTTTATAGCTGTTCGCCGACTAATTTCTCTATTGTCGCCAATGACTTGTCCAATTGTATATTGTAAAAGCTCTAGATAGCTTTTGGCTGTTAGGCTGTGAATGTTTGCAACTGTCTTGTCATTATTGAAAATGACTTTAAATCTTTGCTTGAAAGAACCGACGAAGCTGGTTTTAAAATCTATCTTGATTCCTTTCCTTGCAGTGGATCTACTAATGTACGATTTGTTTACTATGCCGTGGGTCGCTATTGATATGGCTTCGCTTATGCCTTGAAGAGATTTAGATCCGTAATAAAGATCAAGCCCATCAAACTCCTGCTCTCCACTTTCATACACTACAGAAAAATCGAATTCCATTTAGAACTTCCTTGTGAGCAAAAAAAGCATCGTATCTCGATAGGGTGGCCAAATGCTACTCTTCTGCGGCGGCTCATGCATGCTTTTTACGTGCGGGCGATCAGTCTGCAGTCTCCTTACTATGGTCTACGTTCCTTGCGAGTACAACGTCCTCGAAAGCCCTTCGCTAACCTAGACCCGATCTACGCAAAACTGCAGCCTGTGTTCAATCGATCTCCATGGCAAACCCGCTCCGGCGGGCTTTTCTGCCCTTGCTGAACGCCGATGTGGGAGTTGCCTATCGGTGAGTATCCCTTGGTTTGAAGCCTCAAGCTTCGTCAGGCTCCTGCTACGTCTGAGAAGCATTGACCAGAGGTACGCTGAGATCGTAGACATCCATCATTGCTTCGTCCCGGTGACCGCTGGCCTCCTGTTTGTCTGCCCGGTTGCCAGCAGTGTCGGTGATACCACGTCGCTTAAGGTCATGCAGCCCGAAGCGTTGCTCGGCCATGATTGTGCCGTCCTCGATGGCCGAGGTGATGAACCGTTGCCAGGCGGTGTCCAGGCTGGATTTGCGTAAAGCACCGCCATGGCTGGCCACGATGATGTAGCGTCGATCGGGACGAATCGGAACAACCGTTGATTTGCTGGTCCACACCTTGGCACGGTAGGCCTTGGCTCCCTCCCAAGCTGCGCGTAGACGTGGCGTCCAGCGGACAATGTTGTCCCGGCTGCCCTTGCGCCGGTTGGTCATAATCCCTTCGGGCAGTTCATGGGCGTCGGTCAGGGTTATGGTCTCAATGCCCCGCAAGCGGCACAGGTAACCGATCTCCATCACGTAGCTCAGGTACTCCGGACAGCCACCTTTCTCGTTCCTGGCCAGCCGTCCGAATGCCAGGGCGCGGTCGACCAGCGTTTCCATGACCTGGTGCTCCGGTAAACGTCGCCGTTTGCGCTCAACAGGCGCTTCAATGCCTTGTGCCGGATTGCTGTCGAGGTAGCCCCGATTGCGACCCCACTGCAGCACCCGGCGCAGGTAGCGCAGGACATGCGCTGCCTTAGACGGCGTGCCCTCGTCCGCCAGGCGATCGACAATCCGCTGGATCAATGCTGCCGTAAATTTCTTCACCAGCAGATCCCCCAACGGCTTGCCAAGCCGGGTAGGGATCCCCAGCAGGACGTCCCGCGAATAGCAGTAGTCGCTGTGAGTCTTGAGGCTGAGTTTCTTGTAACGATCGCTCAGATGAAACTGCGCGCAGACGTAACGCAGTGTGCCTTTATCGACCCCCGAGGTTTGCTCCATGATCTGGTGCAAATCGGCCAGGCTCACGTCAGCAGGTGCCACATTGCGCCGGCGCTGTTTGCCGGTCTCGTCGTAATGCAGCGTGTACCAGACGCCGGCGTTGCGATGATCAAAATAGATGGCCGCTGGAAGAGCGGCCTGGTCGATGTGCGGGGGGATGTGCGGATTGTGCTTCCGCCTACGCGCTTTCCTCATAGAATATCGGTGCCATAACTCTCTGAGGTTACAGGCTCTATGCCCGCAGCATGGTGGATGAGGTCCAACGTCGTCCACGGACCAGTGCGCCCCCGGAACATGCGGATCCCCTGAGTGATCAGCGAGCGTTCGACGTCGGAGCGGCGTTGGTATCCGGTGATGCGCTGCAGGTCCTCAAAAGTGAGAACGTTGCTTGTTTGGGAGTTCATGATTGCTCTCTATCTCAAGCAGCAATCAGGGCAGTGTAACGTCCCGCCCTGATGCTCAAAGCCAGAACCTGACGGCTCAATTACTGGGGGAGGGGATGTCGAGAATGCTGGCCAGAACGCGCATGTCGTTGGCGCTCAGATCACCTTGGGTCGTGGCCTGTGTGGCCAGGCTTTCAAGTCGCCCGCGAGCGTGCGGAGTCTTGTGCACTTGGTAACTGATCAATGCTGCGCCGATCAGGGCGATAGTCAGCAGGTTTTGGGATGGTGTGCTAGCCTTTGGATCGCTGCTGCTTGGATGTTCCGTCTTCATCACCGTACTCCTAGTCGTAGTGAGTGCTGGAGAGCTGCAACTCTCCAGTACTGTTTGCTTAAATCTTTAACGTCAGTTAATCCGGTGATAGCTCTCATCGACTTTGAACAGCAGGTCGACGTCCTCTACTCGATAGCAGCCGCCCACACCGCCTTTAACGATGTAGCCCGATGGATCAGGTTCAAATCGCACAGGAAAGGGATAGTCTTTTCCAGGCTGCATCCAGCCGATCTGGGATGCATACCTGCTTGTAGCCTTAATTTCTGCGTAAAGCTGTTGACCTAGTACACGCGCTGGGTTTGGTGTCACCCCTTCCAGGTATGCTTCAAAAACCAGTTGAACCGTCTTGTTAACGAAGCATTTGCCGTCGTGTCCCATATTCTTTGGATCGATCTTGTGGAACATCAGGTCGACGAACGTTTTAACGTTCAGTTGCTGTTCGAGACGTTGCTTCTCTTCTTCATGCATAGTTGCTTCCTCTGGGTGGTGATTAGGCAGCTTGGAAAATCCAGCACCGCACGGTTTTCGGCTTATCGGCGGCGTCGATATCCCAGGACGAACACACGTTGCGGTTTGTCTCGATAAACTTCGGGCACTTGCTGGTTTTCAGGTGACGTTTGAGTTCGGCCAGATCCGGGACCTTCTGCCGCTTATTCGCAGCAGCTTCGGCAAAGTCGTTCAGGTTCACCGCAATCAGCCCCTCATTACGAGAGTGGTTCAACGCACCAGCGTGGCTGTTCAGGTATTCGTAAAGCTCCCAGAATTCAACGACCATCGGGTGATCAGCGTTGATTGCCAGTTGTCGCTCTTTGGCCATGCTTTGAACCTCTGCATGGGCTGCGTCAACCTGGTGCTGCTGCAGTGGCACGACATGTACCAGGGCGTCGACAAGCGCATGCAACTGGGCGTGGTTCTTGGCAATACGCACGGTGCGGATCTCGGGCAACTGCAGCAGCCGCTGTTCATAGAGCGGCACACTCGCTTTCACGGTCTGCATCACTTGCGCTTCCCGGGTTGTTGCCATCAACAGAAAGCCACTCACCTTGTCGACTGGCATCTGCTCGAGCTCTTCCACCAGCAGTTTGGTTTTGGCTGTCTGGCCGTCCTTTGTCATGCCGACGTGGGCTATCCGCTGCAGGATGGGCTCCGAGGCGTTCACAGCATGGTTTTGAGCGAACACAAAAGCACCGCGGAACGGCGGTTCCCGAGTGTCGTTGCCATTGTTCTTGACCCCGGTCGACCGGACGCTACGGCCGTTGTAAGCGGTTTTCAGCTCGTCCCAGTCGTACTGCTTAGTCGCGCTGCCGTCGGTCTTTTCCCGTTCGGATTCGATCAGCACGACCGGTAGGTTGCCGACCTGGGCGAAGTTACGGGCGCGGGCGACGGGCGTGCCCTTGGATGGGTCGAAGCCTTCGTAGTCGAGGCGACCAAGCAGCTTCCACAGAAACTCGATCAGCGTGGACTTACCCGCACCGGCTTCGCCGACCACCTCAAGAAACAGATAGCTCTTTTGGTGTTGCCGGATCTGCTCCGCGAACAATGCCCCCAGCCAGTACGCCAGAACGACGATTCCTTTGGCCCCAAAGCACTGCCACAGAATGTCGAGCCAGCGCGTTGTGAACTTGTTTAGATCGGTGTTGATGTTCAGCGTGACGGATTGACTGAGCGTCTTAATGCTCAGTTTCTCCATGTCGAAAAAGTCTTCCTCGTTCAGTTTGTAAACCTTGCCCTCGCGCACGGCCACGTCGCCGTAAACGTAGGCACCGTGTTCGCGGGTGTAGCCGGTGAAGTCGATTGTCTGCACGGTCTTGAGCGCGTTTGTCTGCTCCTCAATGAACGCGTCCAGTTGCTGCGTGGTGCCGGTGAACATCCCACCGGGTGCGATCCCGAGCAATCGTTTCTTGAACTCGGCGGACGAGGCGATCTGCGAGCTGGTAAAGGTGTTCTTGATCGGCGCGGCGTCGTGGGCAAACGTGATCCGGAAGTAGTACCAGGACTCGTCGGTTAGCTTGTTCTCCTGGTAGTACAGCGCCTTGGGGTTGCAGGTGGCGATTCGCTGAATCGCGCCACATTGCTGCATGGCTTTGGCTCGACGTTGCTTGTCGTTCAGTAACTGATCGTCCTGATGCTCGCTGTCCTCAAGGTCTTGCATGGCCCGGTTGAATTTCTCCAGGTCGAGCTTGAACCAGTAGAGGCGATTACCAAATTCAAGGTGGAATTCGCTACGGCGCTTCCAGTCGAAAAGCACCAACGCTTTTTCCGTTGCGTTGTCGGCGATCAGCAGAGCACCGTGGTGCCTGGCAACAGTCAGGTCCTTCTGGGTCTGCTCAGTCCGCTTGTCATCCTCATCGATGGCCCACCAACGCTGGTGCAGATCGTTCCAGTCGACCTTGCGACCGTCACGCTGGGGGATCTGAGCTGCTTCGCAGACAAAGCCCAGCTCACGTGCCTGGCGTACCCAGCGCTTCGTGTACGCGTGTGTACCTGGCTCGTTGTCCAATGCCCACACCAGCTTCGGTAATTTGCCTTCACGGTCTTTGGCGAGGCGCTTCAAGGACTCGTCAGGAAATGCATTGGACGACATAGCGGATACTGCTGCTACGCCGTGATGCACCAGCGCGATGGCATCAAAGATCCCCTCGACAATCCACAGCTCTTTGACCTCCAGGAGCTCGACACACGGGGGGCACCACCACACGCCTTTGTAGCTTTCGCCTGGCTTGAAGCGCGCCTTCATTTTCCCGAACCGGGCAGGGCGGTCAATCAACCGCTCCCAGTAGCCACCTTTCTCTAGTGCGAAACGCACTGTGGCGCTGCCAGCATCATGTTGTGACGAGAAGAAAGTGTCTTGGGTGAACCAGCCGGTAATCAGCGACATGTCGAAGCTGCGGGCAAATTCCATGTAGGCGCGAGCTGTTGCGGTAGGGGCGTTATCGGTCGCGGGTGCGCGCTTGCTCCAATCCTCAAACAGGTCGTCGTAAATCTCTTTGACGTGCAGCGTGTGACCACACTTCTCCTGCCGGCCGCAAATCAACTGCCACGGGCTGTCAAAGCGGGTGTAAAGCTCTTTTTTGTTGCACTTGGGGCAGGTGCCACCGCGCATATAGTTGGTTGATTTGCGGAGCTTCAATCCGTAGTCGGACTGAATGCGCTGCAGAACGTCGTGGCGTAGATCGTCTCTCATGAATGCTTCACTGCTTTGAGGCTTTGGCTCAGGGCTGCCATAAGGCGTTTTTGCGCTGCCATAACAGGGACGTGGGCGAGAATTGCGCCATGGCGTTGGCCGTCCGCTACAAAGCGGTATTGATCGTCGTACCAGTATTCATTGAGCCTCAGGCGGTACTGTTCACGCAGTGCTTCAAGCAGTGCTTGAGCCTCTGCCTGGGGCAGTTGAGCGGTGACGATCACGGCGTTGGCCATCGTTAAACCTCGAATTTAGGCGCAGCTCACCCATACCCACTGGAGTGGGGCAGGCAATGTTTGGGGGTGTTTAAGTGGCGGGGGAGACGGGTTTGCCGTGGCCGGCAGCGATCAGGTGTTCATAGATCAGATGAACAGGTACAGACCAAGCGAGTCCTCGAATGGGATCACTGATCACTACTGTCATTTCTGCGCTTGCCTGAAGGTCTATACGCTGGCGACCGATGACTGCCAGAACGTTGCTGTAGGCCTGGTGCACCAGATGGTTTGCAAAAGACTCTTTGACCTCAAAGCTTTCGACCAGGTGATCGATCGTTCGACTAAGCAGTTGGCCCAGATCGCCCAAATGCTCGCCCTGATGGCGCTCGATAAATGCCTGAGCTGCAGCGCGGATTGTCTCTTGATAATCCATATCAGCTGATACGTTGTTCATTTTTCAGTCCCTGATTTAGCGCGGTACAGATCAATAGCTGCCAACACTTCCGCATGACGTGCAGCCATGTGCAGGTTGTGTGCGTTGAGGATGTGTTCTGCCTCGGCCTCGTTGATGCAACCGTCGGCAAGAGCCTTGGAGATCTCCAGGTCGACGCATCCACGCTTTGCCGCCGCTTGAATGGAAAGGGCGTACATCTCGACGTTGTCCAGCGAATCAGGATCAGCCACCGGAACGAACAGGCCGCCGTACATCGAGGCTACATAGTTGGGTAGATGCTGAGTTCCGGCCTCCTGCTCCAGCTGAAACAGCTGATCATCATTGAGCGGGCGACTGTTGTTGTTCTCGTAGGCGTGGTTATCAAACTTTTTCAAGGCAAGACCGATCCGAGCTGCAGCGCATTCACGTCCGCCTGGATAACTGCATATGATCGCGCTGACTACTTCACGGCGTGTCTTTAGAACTGGACTTTTCATGTTCTGCTTTTCCCTGCTGGTCCATATGATTACTGTGCGTTTGCGCTATCTTTCGGCGGGCATTCGATGCTTTCAGCGAGAATTCCCGGCAGTACCTCCTCCCCGATGAATTTCGATAAGTCGCGCAAAATGCAGAACGTAAGTCGCCCTTGAGGTAGCGAGTCGTGTCCGGCCCATCGCTGAACTGCTTGCGTGACCGTTCGAGCACCGTAGCCGTGACTCAATGCGAACTGCCGGAAGTTACTTCCGTGTTCGATCAATCGAGCCTGTATCTGTCGCTTTTCCATTCTGGAATCTCAGAGGTGGATGGTTCGGGTGTTCCTATTTGGTTAAGATGTTCTCAACTGGGCGCAGGTTATGTTCTCAATTGGGCGTATGTCAAGGGGAAAAATCCCGTATGGGAATCAACGATAGGATCAGGTTGGCTATCGAGGCCCGCGAGTTATCACTTAAAGAGGCTGCTAAGGTTTGTAGCTTGTCCTACAGCTCGCTGCAGAACTGGGTTGGAGGTATCCGAGAGCCCAGGCCTGAAGCACTAATAGCGCTAGGTTCCCATTTGGGCATTTCTATCGATTGGCTGCTAACCGGCGAGGGACCAATGATGCGTGGCGGCCCGCATACGGATAGCAGCAACGATCAAACGACCAGCCCTCAAGAGAAAGCGATACTGGCTTTGTATCGATCGCTGGGGGAATCGGACCAGCGAGATATACAAAGCGCTGCTGAGGAAAAGAAACGCATGAGGGATATCGAGCAGCGTTTGGAGGAGTTGACTACTGCCCTCGCCGACGTAAAAAAACACGCTTGAAACTCTAGTGTGCCTTTGTTAATCATCTTGTCCCTACCGGTCGAGCAGGTGATTGGTGAACTCATTTTTGATGATTCACGCGACTGCTTTCCGTCCCAACTGCTCAAACAGCTCTCTCTGTTTGTCAGGTGTCAGATCCCGTAACCGATCAAAAAGCATCACGTCCAGCTGCTGCCCGGACGGCCTGAGCGTGTGCGAAAACGTCAGGTTGGCCACCCATGTATGGCCGCAACTGGCGTCCAAGCATTGGCAGTACAACTTCACATACGCCCTCGTCACTTCCTCCCGTGAGCTGATCCGTCCCTTGTGCCCGCATGTTGTGCAATAAATCCGCATGTTCCCTCCCCAGGGCCATCCTATGGCTACTATTTTGCCATATCTGTAATGGCATTATCTGTGCTTTCGGTCATATCAAGCCGTTACAGATGTATCCGGCAGCGGTTTCCAGGCGAACCGCCTGTCCTCTCGCAAAGTCGCATTAGCCTGGTCAAACAGCTGACAGATCGGCCTGATCTCGTTGCTGGTGTAAACGCGATCGATCTTCTCGATGTCACCGAATCCGCCACTGTTCTCCGGGATGATTCCGGCCAGCGCAGGGTTCATGCGCCAGGCCGCGATCACGTCGTTGCGCGTGATGTTCTTGACCTTCTCCAGTTCGTCCTTGGCCTGGAAATCCCCCACCGGGATGATCTGGATGGCCTTCTCGGAGCCGCCCGGAATGTTGACGAACATCGACCGGAAGTTGCCCACGCCCTTGCTGGCCGTGATCTGGGCACGTAGCTCGTCTTCGTCCTCTTCGGTCAGGTTCGGGTCGTTGGTGTAGAAGATGTATCCCGCATGCGCGCCGTTGCTGTAGTAACGCCTGCGAAACAGTGTTGCTGCCTCGTTGAGCAGCAGTGCCTGCAGACCGCCCAGGTACTCAGGCACGCCGTAAATGTTCTGTTCGACGTCGTAGTTGAGGACGTGCTCGATCTCGTCCGCGTCGAACTCCGTCTCTCGCCCGTTCTGCTCCAACTGGATGAACCCACCGTCGACCTTGACCCGCATGTTGATGGCCGGCAGGTGTCGCAGCTCCAGAATCTGGCCCAGCAGGTTAGGCACCCGGTAGAAATACGCTTCGCCAAACACCATGAAGTCCAGCGCAGCCCTACCTATTTCGGCCACTGACAGGCCGGCTGAAGGCATGAACTCACGCAGCAGCAGATTGCGTTTGAACCCTGGTATCGCGCCGTGGTGTGCGTTGGCTTTGAGCAGCTTGGCCAGCCCCCTGCGTGAGACTGGCGGCGTGAAGATGCGACCGTCGTCGCTGGCGAACACGCCCAGGTACTGCGCGATGTTGTCGGTCAGCACTGATTCCGGCGCACCGAACGTGAATGCACGCATGGGCCGTTGCGCCGGTTTTTCCTGCTGCAGGGTTTTGGGTTTTGCCATGGGAAGTTGATCCAGTGAGTGCGTAGCGACTGCGCCGCTTTTTGTCCGTGTTGAGGGGTTCGTACTGCAGGGCGTGCATGACCGCCCAGGCCACGTCCGCGTGACCTGTCGCGTCGGTTCGCGACGCGCTGTAGGTCACCTGGCCGCTGGCGGTTGTGCCGCGCTTGATTGTCAGGAAGGCCTGGGCGATATCGTTCCAGCCGGCGTCCCACTCGATGCGGCTGCCTTGGATGGTGTCCTGCGCCTTGAGCACCAATAGGTTCTTGGTTTCCAGGCTGTAGTGGATCGAGGTCGCACGCGGGTAGAAGTCGCGCACCAGGTCGAAGACGCCGTAGCCGATGCCGGTCGTGTCGATCCCGATGTGCTGAACGTTGAAGCGCTCGGTCAGCTTCTTGACCTGCTCGGCCTGGTACTTAAATGACTGACCACGCCAGCTGTGCTTCTCCAGGATCCGGAACTTGCCGCCGTTCTCCAGCGGCGGTGCGATGACCACGCACGTCGCATCGTCGCGTGTCCGGCTCGGGTCGTAACCGATCCAGACCGGGCTGTTGCCATACGGGCGCGGATCGTCCGGGTCGAAGTCGGCCCACAAAGACAGGTCCGAATAGCAGCGCTCCAGATCTGCCAGGGAAAAAGCGCTCTGGCTGCTGTCGATGAACTTGCACATGAACAGCTGCTGAAACTTGTCGTCGTCGTACTCCAGCTGCAGCTGCTCAAGGTCGAACAGATCGCAGCCACCGGCGATGGCGTCCAGGATGGTGATGACCTTGCGCCACTGACCGTCCGGACACAGCGCGCCGGCAGAGATCTGTTTGTCGCTCGGCCAGGGATCTTTAGCCGCCTTGCGTTTGCTGTTGCGGAATTTCTCACCCTGCCAGAACGGGTACGCCTGGTGCGATACGGCGCTGGGCGTGGAGAAATAGGTTTTGCGCCACTTCTTATGGGTCGCCATGGCGCTCGCCACGGTGTTCAGTTTCTCGAAGTCGCGGATCCAGAAATATTCGTCAACGTACACATGGCCATGGTGACCCTGCGCAGTACTGCTGTTGGTACTGAGAAAGCGCAGCTCGGCCCAAGGCTTGCCGTCCTTGCTGAGTACGATCGGGTTGCCGGTCAGCTCCAGGCCAAACCACGCCTGGGCAAAGGCGATGATGTAGCTGCGGAAAATCTCGGACTGGGCGCGGCTGGCCGACAGGAACACCTGGTTATCGCCGGTCAGCACTGCGTCCATGAAGGCTTCGCCGGCGAAGTAGTAGGTCAGGCCCACCTGGCGGCTTTTGAGGATGTTCCGGATCCTGGCGGTCAGCGGGTTCTGTTTCGCGGCGAACAGCTCTTTCTGGTAGCCGTACATTTTGCTGATGAACTTGTCGAGAAAGTCCACTTCGCGCAGCTCGCTAACGTCGTTCTTGACCTTCTTTTCCCGCTTCTTGCCATCGCGCTTGCCACGCTCCCGACGCTCACCGCGTTGATCATCGGGGCGATGGCCATCGTTGTCCTGGTCATCACGGACCGGCGCAGTCACCGGCTTTACACACTGCTTAACCAGTCGTTCGCGAACAGTCGTCAACCGGTCCAGTTCGTCCAGCTCGCCCTTGGTCAGCGAGTCGGCTTTCTCCAGAAGCAAGGTGATACGCCGGCTGACGGCGGTCAGCGGTTCTTCATCCGTCAGCATGTCTTCCCAGCCACCAACGCGGATCCAGTGGTACACGATCCGGATGTTGGGCAGGTTTAACTGCGCCTGAATTTCCTTGGCCTTGTGACGGCGTAGAAACAGGCGTTTGGCGGCTTCTTTGACTTCGGTTGAGTAGTACATGGGCCGCAGTCTATGCGGCGAAAACGCGGAAAACGTGCAGTTAAAATCCGTGTTTCTCCTATAAATCAAATATAGGAGAAGCGCGAAAGTAAACCGTTTGTTGGAGGCGTTGCGGCTCCCTATCTTGGGGCCTCAACTTACCGATGAGCGCAGTTCTTCCCATGCCCCGTTCCCTTGTCAGCTTCTGGAAACGCGTCGCCACCAGCGGTCCTACCGTAGATGGTCGCGTCATCACGCCCCAGGAACTGCGCGACATCGCCGAGACGTACAGCACTACTACTTACACGGCCACCATCTGGTCCGAACATGACCGCTGGCCAGGCTCCTACGGCACCGTGTTTGCCGTGCGCCTGATCGAGGACGTCGAGGGGCTGGCCCCCGGCCAAGTCGCGCTGGAAGCGCAGTTGAAGCCCAACCAAAAACTGCTGTGGCTCAACGACCAAGGCGAAAAGCTCTTCACCAGCATCGAGATCATGCCCGACTTCGCTGGCACCGGCAGGGCGTACCTGACCGGCCTGGCTGTCACCGACGAGCCGGCGAGCCTGGGCACTCAAGAACTCTACTTCTCCCGCAACCCCGGCAACCCCGGAAAGCGCGTGCATTACGCGGCTGCCGTCCCGCTGGGTTCGATTGGTGAAGACGAACCGCAAGGCGAGGTGGCCAAGCTGTTCAGCATGTTCGCCGGCCTGTTCAAGCGCTTTGGCATTGAAGAGGTGCCAGCCGAAACCACTCCGCAAACCCCTACCGAGAGCAAACCCCCAATGGATGAAGCTACAGCCAAAGCGCTGCAGGCCTTGATCGAACAGCAACTGATCGTCACTGCCGGCATTCAGGCGCTGATTGACAGTTTCGCAGAGGCACCGCCGGCACCCGACCAGGCCCCAATCGACGACGTACAGACGGCGGTCGATGACATCGTGGCCACCGCCGAAGACGAAAAGCAATTGAGCCGCAAGGGCTCGTCCAACGCCGCAGTGCTGGCCGGCATGAACAAGCTGCAGGCGCAATTCAGCGCGTTGCTGGACAAGCCGGAAGGCCGCCACCTGTCACGCACCACTGGTGCCGCTGACCCTAAACCGAAGCGGGTACTCTGACATGGCCCAGTCACTGAGCGCATACGGCGCGAAAATGTTCGCGGCTCTGCAGGTTTCCCTGGCTGAATCCTATGGCGTCGAGCTGGCTAGCAAAACGTTCAGCGTCGAGCCTTCGATTGCCCAGGAACTCAACGAGGCGATCACCCACAAGTCCGATTTCCTGCAGCGCATCAATGTCATCGGCGTGACCGAGATCAAGGGTCAAAAGGTATTCCTGGGCGTCTCTGGTCCGGTGACCGGTCGCACCAACACCAAGACCACCGATCGCGAAGCCAAGGACGCATCGGCGCTGGATGACAACCAGTACGAGCTGTATTCCACCGAATCTGACGTCAGCTTGCCTTACGCCAAGATCGACGCCTGGGCCAAGTTCCCGGACTTCCAACAGCGTTACTCCGCTGCCGTGCAGAAGCAGATCGCACTCGACCGTCTGATGATCGGTTTCCACGGTCTCAAAGCCGCGCCGCAGACCAACCTCACTGAATTCCCGATGCTGCAGGACGTGAACAAGGGCTGGCTGCAGATCGCTCGCGAGCAGATCCCTGAGCAGGTTCTCAAGGAAGGCAAGGTCGCTGGAAAGGTGACGCTTGGCGAAGGCGGCGACTATGCCAACCTCGACGCCCTGGTGCATGACACCAAGCAGATGGTCGACGAGCGCGTTCGTGATGGCGGCGACCTGATCGCAATCATCGGCAGTGACCTGCTGGCGGCTGACAAAGCCAAGCTGTACGCCAAACAAGGCGATCTGCCAACCGAGAAAGAACGCATCGAAGACGCTCAGGTCATCGCGACCTATGGCGGTCTGCCGAGCTTCAGCGTGCCGTTCTTCCCGGTCAACGCCGTGGTGGTCACCAGCTTCGACAACTTGTCGATCTACTTCCAGGATTCCAGCTGGCGCAAGCAAACCATCGATAACCCGAAGCGCTCCCGCGTCGAGGATTACAACAGCCGTAACGAAGGCTATGTGATCGAGCAGCTGGAAAAGTTCGCCATGACTGAAAACGTCGAATTGGTGAAAGCATGAGCCTGGCACTGGCGCACAAACGCCGCTTGATAGCAGAAGGCCCAGCGGCTGCGATCGCCGGTGCCCAGATGGCTTATTCGGCTGATACCGCGCTGTCCAGCCCCGCCAATGCACGCAAGCATTTGAAGCTGATGGAAGACGCCTTGGCGGGTGATCTGGAGCGCATCAGCGCGATCAACAGTCGCGAGCAGCGCCAGTTGCTCAAGCGTGACGAGCTGCTGCCCAAGTACCTGGATTACGTACAGCGGTACCGCGATTCGGAATTGAATTTCCAGAACTCGGTGCTGGTGTATGTCCTGATCTGGCTGTTCGACACCGAGCAGTTCACCCAGGGCCTGGAGCTGGCCGACTTCGCAATATCCCAGGGCCAGGCGCTGCCTGAGCGCTTCAACCGCGACATTCCGACCTTTGTTGCAGACGAGGTGATCGACTGGGCCGAGGCGGAATTCAAGGCCAGGCGCAGCCCTGAGCCCTACGTTTCCAACCTGCTGCCCCGTGTGGATGGCGAATGGCAGCTGTATGAACGCATCCCGGCGCGCTACCACAAGTTGCTGGGAATGATCGCGCTGCATCGCAAGGACTGGCCTGTCGCTATTCACCACTTCGAACGAGCCGAACAGCTCTACGAAAGCATCGGCGTAGGGACACGCCTGTCTGACTGCCGCAAGGCGCTGGCCAAGGCGCAAGCCAAAGAAAACGTCGGCAACGGCACCGAATAACCGACTACCCCCCCCGGCGAGAAACTGTGGATGTGAGCCAACCATTTATGGCCCTGACCCACTGAAACAGTTTTCCCGCCCCTATTTGAGCGGCCAGCAATGAGCTTTTCCGGGAAACCCAGCACCTTTGTGGAACAAGCGATCGAGAACGACGGCTTTTGGCCTGATCTCTCTGTAACCGAGTTTCAGAAGGGTTACCGCCTGCCGGCGGAGTACCTGGTAGAGATGCTGGCCGCCGATCTGAACATGGCCATGGTCGAGGTCAATACCGACCTGGCCAAGTTAAAAGCGCGCTGGCAGGGCGCTGGCGTGTCCAACGTTGAATCCGCAGACACCACCATCCTGCCAGAGCGCACCTTTCAAGCGGCGACGTATAAGCGCGCCGTGTACAGCCGGGCGAAAGCCAGCCTGCTGACCCAATTTGCCACGGTCAATCGCCGCGAAAGCGCCGAAAACGTTGGCAAGGAATTGCCAGAGCGGTCCGAAACTTTCCTCGCTTTCAGCCAGGCTGCTGTGCGGTCGCTGCAGGGCCGTGGCCGCATCACGGCGGCGCTGCTGTGATCAAGCTCAAGGCTTTGACCGCCTATCTGCTTGAGCGCCAATTGGTTGCCCCTGAGCAGCTCGACAGCTGGACTGACCAGGTGCAAGTGGAGCTGATCTGGAAACCTGACACCCAAGGCATGCACATGGGTGACATGAATTACGGCGCGACCATCTCGATCGAGCGGTTCGCGGATCACCCTGCGCGCCTGTTTGCCCTGGTAGGCAGTTGGCTGGAAACCCACGACCAGGACCGAGACGGTCTGCCGAACGTGGTGTTCGATGTGGTCATGCTCGACAACGACCTGGCCGACGTCGACATCAAGCTGCAGTTCACCGAGGCGCAGTACCTGGCCGAGGATCCTGCCGGCGAGATCGAGGCCTTTGGCGGTACCTGGTCGTTCGTGCCGTTCGAACTGTGGGTGGCTGAGAGCGGCGAGGTGACCGGCAATGGCCTTTGATCTGGACATTCGCGGCATGCTCGAAGCCCAGGACCTGCTGGCTTTGATGGAACTGCCGACGCCCAAGCGCAGACGTCTGCTAAACAACGTTGCCAAGCGCGTGCGCAGTCTGAGCCGCCAGCGGATCCGCAACCAGCAGAACCTGAATGGAACGCCGTTCGCTGCCCGCAAGGACACGTCCAAGGGCAAGAAGAAGATGGAAACCGGCCTGGGCAAGCTGCTCGATGTCACTCGCCTGACCGGGACCGAAGCGGAGCTGGGCTGGCGTAACACGCTGACCCGTTGGGTTGCCTCGCAGCAGCACAACGGCGTGTCCGAACGGCGCACTGCCGCGCAGATGCGCCAGTGGAACAAGGTTCCCCCGGGCACCGCCGCTACCGAAAAACAGGCCAAGAGCCTGCGCCGTCTGGGTTTCAAGACCCGTCAGGAAGGCAAAAAGACCCTGACCCGCCCATCCGTGGCGTGGATCCAGCAACACCTGAACTACGCCAGAGCGGGATTGCTGATCCGCGTCCTGGACGACGAACGAGCCGAATCCACCGGTGCGCAAAGCTGGAACATCCAGCTGCCTGCGCGTCAGTTCCTCGGTGCCAGCGACAGCGAAACCAGCCAACTGGTGAACCTGGTGCTGCAACAAATCCTTAATTCACCCCGCTAACGAGGCACCGCTTTATGGCACTCGGCAAAGTCAGCGTTAACAATCTCAACCTCGGCCAGGGTGCCGTGAGCGAGATCGAACGCTATTTCCTGTTCATCGGTCCCGCTGCCAAGAACGTCGGCAAGCTGGTCCCGTTGGACACCCAAAGTGATCTGGACGTCCAG